ACCCGTGAAATTGTTTCACGTGGAACACTGCCACACCGATGCACGAAATAAAATGTTTCACGTGGAACACAACACCAAGAGTTAAGAAAAGTTAAAACGAAAATAATTTGTGCGCTTATGCTTGTATGTTAGAAAAATGTTGTATCTTTGCAGTGTTCAATTAAACGATTTGAAAATATGAAAGAGTTACTACAACATTTCAGAGAGCAACCGAAAGAAGCAATCAAAGAAGTTGCAATGTGTGTTATGATTTTCGCCGTATGTGGTGCGATGTTGTTTTTATCTGCAATCTTGCAGGGTTGTAGCGTTTCAAAGGGTGTAACGATACGTGGCAAGGCAACGATAGTAACAACCGATACAACGGTAGTGAAACACAACGGGGCTTTGAAGTTCAAAAAATCTATGTTTAACAATTAAAAGTTTACTACAATGGAAGAAAAAAGAAACGCATTTGACGAGTTTAGTTTTGCCGCTTTGTCGGCGTTGGGTAGCCTTATGGCGTGTAACGAAGTATGCCGCAACCAGCGTGCAGTTATGAAAATAAACCGCTTTCGTGCGTGGCTTATGGACTTGAAGCCGCAAGCCAACCCCGAACCGAATTTGCCGTTTGACGGCGAACCGCAAGGACAGACAGCCGAATAACAATTAACACCAAGTTTAACAATTAAAAGAATTACTACAATGAAAAGTTTTGCAAGTAAATTTAACAAGACAACTTTCGGTATTGACACAACCGATTTTCAGTACACCAAGTTAGCCGATATTTTCAACTCTGAAAATGAGGGCGGCAAAGATGTGATACACAAAATCAATGGGCTTTATGTCCACAAGTCGCAATTAGGCGACAGCCCCGTAATTATTGATGAGGAAAACAAACGGCTGGTGAACCTACCAGGACACACCGCCGAAACGGTGCGTGAAATACTTGCCGATGATGAGGCAGTACAAACTATCAAAGACGGCAAAGTCGGGTACACGATTTACGAGTACGAGAGCCACGGCAAGAAGTGTTATTCGATTTCGTTTGTGGACTTGTAAGAGTTTGAAAAGTTATGTTTAACTTTGTAGGGGTGTAAGTAATTGCACCCCTATTTAATATAACAGCGTATGGCAAAGTTAGGTTATAAGATTAAGTTTACAAAGTCTGTATTTGGAGCAACCCAACGGGCGAAAATCAAAAAAGAGATATTGCAGGCAGTTGAAAGCAGCCCCGAATATCGAAAAGAGATTGCAAGGGTTTTTCAAATGGCGAACCGCCGAATACAGAATATAGAGCAAAGCGGACAACTTTCGCCAGCCGTGCAAGCGTTAAACAAAGGCGATATTAAGGGGTTTACCAAGTTTTCAATGAAAGGCGATTGGAACACCCTAAAAATTGAGTACGGCAAGGCGATTTCGTTTTTACGCCAGCCAACCAGTACGGCGCAAGGCGCAAGGCAGTACGGGCAACATTTGCAACGTATGTACGATTTAACGCCCGATGAGTACAATTTAATGGCAAGGAACTTGCAGGGCAAGTTAAACAGCGTTTCCGATAGTGATTTCGTGGAACGGTATTTGATGAGATACAAAGATTTCACGGGCGAAATGGAGCAAAGCGCAAGCGATATAAGCACCCAAATAGAAAGTGAAGCGCAAAGCATATCACGGGCGATTGATGCGGAAATAGAAAGGCAGGCAAATGAAGTTGCGGACGCAATGGATGATATGCAAAACGATATAGAACGGATATTGCGCAACTTTAACAAGTTTGGGTTATGAAAAAAGTACCTTTTGAGTTACAGGAAAGAATAAACAGCCCGACCGAAATAGCGAGCATCCTGCAACGTGCCGTAAACGAAAAGAACATTATAGGAAACAGCAAAGGCGAAAGGTTTTATAACATACCGTGCGCCTTTGATATTGAAACAACAAGTTTTTACCGTGATACGGACGGACGGGCGTACACATACGAACAAATGCAGCGTATGCAGGACGGGAACGGGCGCAAGGCGAAATTAGAGAAAGCCGCAATAATGTACGTTTGGCAGTTTGGCATAAACGGATATACGATAATGGGGCGCACGTGGGGCGAATTTGTCACGATGATGCAGACCGTAAGCGAGGTTTTAGGGCTGAATGACAAATTACGCCTTATTGTGTATGTGCATAACCTTTCATACGAATTTCAGTTTTTGCGCAAGTGGTTTGAGTGGCAACGGGTTTTCAGTATTGATTTACGCAAACCGATTTATGCGATAACAACGGGCAACATTGAGTTTAGATGCAGTTACTTGCTTTCGGGTTATTCGCTTGCAAAGTTGGGCGAACAACTTATGAAATACAAGTGTGCAAAAGCCGTTGGCGATTTGGACTACCAGCAAATAAGGCACAGCGAAACGCCGCTAACTGATGCAGAAATACATTATTGCATAAACGATATTAAAGTAGTGATGTGCTACATACAGGAACGCATAGAGGAAAGCAAGGGGATAACGCACATACCGATAACAAAGACGGGGTTTGTGCGCAAGTATTGCCGTGCGCATTGTTTGCGTGAAAAAAGCGATGCAGGAAAGACCGTGCCGAATTGGGACTATGTAAACCTGATGCAGGAACTACAAATTACGGGTATGAATGAATTTAATATGCTGCAACGTGCCTTTGCAGGTGGATTTACCCACGCAAACGCCGAATATACAGACGAAATAATGTTTAACGTGGATAGTTACGACTTTACCAGCAGTTACCCGTATGTAATGATAGCGGAAAAATACCCGATGTCGCAAGGCGTTGCAATCACGGTTAAAAGCATGGCGCAATTTGAGTTTTTAATATCAAAGTATTGTTGCGTTTTCGATATTGAGTTTACCAACATATTTGCCAGCGAAACGCAAGACAACCCGATAAGCGCAAGCAAATGTTTTGTGAAAGAAAACCCGTGCGAGAATAACGGGCGCATTGTGGCGGCTTCAAAAATAGCACTGACAATTACGGACGTGGATTTTAATATACTCAAAAACTTTTACACGTGGGAAAGTATGCGAGTGGGTGAAATGTATTGTTACAAGAAAGACTATTTGCCGACCCCGTTTGTAAAATCTATCCTGCATTTGTACGAAAGCAAGACGAAATTAAAAGGCGTTGAGGGCAAAGAAGTGGAGTACCTAAACAGCAAGGAAATGTTAAACAGTTGTTACGGTATGAGTGTTACCAACCCTTTGCGTGATGAGTTTACCTATAACGGCGAATGGGATATTAACTCAATGACAGCCGAACAAAAGCAGGAACTTTTATACAAGTACAATACCAGCAAAAACCGTTTCTTGTTTTATCCGTGGGGCATTTTCGTAACCGCATACGCACGGCGCAACCTTTTCACGGGCATACACGAAGCAAAAGACGATTACATATACAGCGACACCGACAGCATTAAGATAATGAACGGCAAGGCGCACGAAGCATATTTCAAGGCTTATAATATGCAGGTGCAAATGAAATTACGTGCAGCCTGCAAGTACCACGGTTTGCCGTTTTCCCTTTGCGAGCCGCAAACGATAAAAGGCATAACAAAGACTTTGGGCGTGTGGGATTTTGAAGGTACATATACACGGTTTAAGACTTTGGGCGCAAAACGGTATATGGTGCAAGAACCGAACGCACTCAAAGCAGGCGGACGGGCATACGATTTCAGTTTAACCGTTTCGGGCGTAAACAAAAAGGCGGCGATACCGTATCTTATTGAAAAGTACGGCGAAAACGGTATCTTTGATGCGTTCACTAACTATCTGGATATACCGCCGCAAGCAACGGGCAAAAACATACATACTTACATAGACTACGAGATACAAGGCGAAATAACCGACTACAAAGGCAGCACGGCGCATTACAACGAACGCACGGGCGTACATTTAGAGCCAACGGGGTACAGCCTTTCCCTTTCGGTTATGTACATAAATTATTTGCGAGGTATTAAATTTAAGGACTAAAATAATAAGAGTATGACAACAAGAAAGACAAAGACAGACAAGCCGAAATTTTACGACTTGAAAGCGATTTTAAGCAAGAACGCCGACTATAATGTTATATTTGGCGAACGGTCAAACGGCAAGACTTATGCAGCCTTAAAATATGGTTTGGAAAACTATATCAAGACGGGCAAGCAAATGGCATACATACGCCGTTGGCGTGAGGATTTGAGGGGCAAACGTGCCGAAAGTCTGTTTGCAAATCACGTGGCAAACGGACTTATTGAGGAACTGACAGAGGGCAAATTTAACGAAGTGTTTTATATGTCTAACAAGTGGTTTTTATCTTACTACGATGCAGAGAAAAACAAGCGTACACCCGACCAGACCCCGTTTTGTTACGGGTTTTGTTTGTCCGAGCAGGAACACGAAAAAAGCAGCAGTTACCCGAATGTTACAACGATTGTGTTTGATGAGTTTTTGACACGGCGGTATTATTTGCCCGATGAGTTTATGTTGTTTATGAACTTGTTAAGCACGATAATACGCCAGCGCAACGATGTTAAGGTTTTTATGCTGGGGAACACGGTAAACAAGTTTTGCCCGTACTTTACGGAAATGGGTTTGAAGCAAGTGCCGTTTATGGAGCAGGGAACGATAGATATATACAGATTTGGCGAACACGGCGCAATAGTGGCGGTTGAGTATTGCAGTACGATAGTGCAGCACAAAGCCAGCAACAAGTATTTTTGTTTCGATAATCAAAATTTGCAGATGATTACGGGCGGTAAGTGGGAACTTGCAGTATATCCGCATTTGCCGTGCAAGTACAAGCCGCAAGATGTGTTGTTTGTGTATTATATCAAGTTTAACGATGTAGTTTTGCAAGGAAACATTATCCAAGTAGGCAACGAATGTTTCACGTACATACACGCCAAGACAACCCCGATAAAAGATGAGGAAAACAGCCTTATTTATTCGCTGGAAATGAACGGCAAACCGAACTACAAACGCAAGTTGTTAAGTACGGCAAGTTATGTTGAACAACAAGTCGCACGGTTTTTCGCAATAGACAAAGTTTTCTACCAAGACAACGAAGTCGGCGAAATAGTACGCAATTATTTAATTACAAGCGCAAAGACAAACATTGTTTCGCTTAAATGAAAATAACGGCGGTTTGGTGCAAATTTCGTGCCGAACCGCACGTTTTTACTAAATAAATAACTACCTTTGCAATAGGAACTAAAAATTTATTGATATGGACGCAAATACTATTATTCAAATCATTTCAAGTTTGGGTTTTCCGATTGTGATGTGTGGCGCATTGTTTTGGTATATGGTGAAACAAAGGCAGGCGCACCAAGAAGAAACGGAACACCTCAAGGACACGATTGCGGAAAATACGAAAGTGTTAGCCGAATTAACAACGCTTATTAAAGTTTTGACAGATGAAAAGGAAAGATAACATTTACAAGTTGTATCAGCAACAAGTAAGGGACAAAGACACCGCCGTAACCGAATTTATGGCAAACACGTTGGCGAAAACTCAAAGTATGTTTGAGTATGAGGGTTTGCCCGACAGCATACCGCAAAAGGAATTGGAGCGGCTTTTGCAGACCACGGGCAACGCCTTTGTTACCAGCGTGGACGGGGTTTTGTATGCGCTTTCGGGCGGCAAAGGCGGCGAACCCGATGTTTACGGACGGGCAACGCTTTACACCGTGGCGAACCCTGCATTAAAGTTAAACAAAACCTACGATATTCAGAAAGACGGGGTTTTGATTGAGAATGACAGCAACGGCGAAAGCCTTTTGCCGCTGATAGGGCGTTATGCAGTCCTGCATACTGACGGGCTTATTTCGTTGAACACGGCAAGCATTTTGACCCGTATCACAATGCTTATAAGTGCCAGCGATGACAAGACGAAACAAAGTGCCGATGAGTTTTTGCGCAAGATACAAGACGGCGAGTTTTCAATTATCGGGGAAAACGCATTTTTCAAGGGTGTAAATATGCAGACAGCCCCGACCACAAACAGCGTGTATATTACACAACTTATTGAACTGATACAATACTACAAAGCGAGTATGTACAACGAATTGGGGTTAAACGCAAATTATAATATGAAGCGTGAACGGCTCAATTTGGGCGAGGTATCAATGAATGTGGACGTACTTTTGCCGTATGTGGATAATATGCTAAAAGAAAGACAAAATGCAGTTGAGAAAATTAACGAAATGTTCGATACCGAAATATCGGTTAAACTTGCTTCAAGTTGGGGTTTGGAAAGGGATAATTACAACGCTTTGGCGGCTGATTTGGAAACGGCAAAGGAAAACCCCGACCCGACAGAAGAACCCGACCCGACAGAGGAAAGCACCGAAACAGACGGAAACGGAACGGAAACAGACGGGAACGATACCGAAACAGAGGAAACAGAAGAAACGAAAGAAACGGAAACGGAAACGGACGGTAACGATACCGAAACAGAGGAAACAGAAGAAACAGAGGAAACAGACGAAAACAAAGATAAACAATGAAATACAGCGAACTATTTACAAAGGGTAACGGGATATTCGCAACGGTTTTCAAGACCGAATATCCGACAGAGTACGCCGCAATTTTCGGCGATACCGACCCGACCAAGTTAGACGCTTACGCCTTACTGATGTACGGCGGCAAAACCGTTGTAAGCAGCATAACCAGCGACAACGCAAGCGATGTTGTTTCGGCGGTTATTGCGGTAAACGTGCAAGGCTGGGAACGTGAAGCGGCGGCGATGTTAGCCGATTACGATGTACTGACACCCGTAACGGGGCAAGTTGAACGGACGGAAACCGTAACTTTGCAGGAAAGCACCGACAACACCGAAACGGGCGCAAACGTGGCTTTTAACGACACCGATTTTTCAGACAGCGACCGAAAGACGGCGCAAGACGAAAGAAACCGTACAGAGAGCCGCAAAACGACTGAAACGAGCAAAGGAACGGGCGCAAGCAAATCAATTTCAAGCGAAATTGAAAAAGAATTGCGGTTAAGGCGTGATAATTGGAGAAAAAACATTATCTTTGCACTTGTAAGAGAATTAACAACGAGTATTTACGAATAACTAATTTAATTTTTAGCAATATGGAAGTAAAGCAGATTTACGAACTGATTAACAAAGTATCGGGTGAAGTGTTGGGCAAGACTGACATTGTGCAGGAAGATTTGACGGGCATTGTGGATTTGGGCAAAGAAGTGTTCAATCAAAGTGCCGTGGATAATTACGTAAAATCACTTGTAAACCATATCGGAAAGGTGATTTTCGTAAACCGACCTTATGCGGGCAAAGTGCCGAGCGTTTTAATGGATGCGTGGGAGTTTGGCAGCGTGCTGGAGAAAATAAGTGCCGATGTTCCCGAAGCCGAGGAAAACGACACGTGGAACTTGACAGACGGACAGAGTTACGACCAAGATGTTTTCCACAAACCGACCGTTACCGCAAAGTTTTTCAACTCAAAGGTTACGTTTGAAGTGCCCGTATCAATCACCGAAAGACAGGTTAAGGAAAGTTTCAGCAACGCCGCACAACTTAACGGCTTTATTTCGATGATTTATGCAGCCGTTGAAAAGTCAATGACTATCAAAGCCGATGCGCTGATTATGCGCACAATTAACAATATGATTGCGGAAACGGTTTTGGCTGATGCGCAAGCGTTTGGAGCAACGGCGGCAGGTGATATGGCAGGGGCAGACCTTGCAAGCGCAAGCACGGCACGTTGTGTAAACCTTTTGAAGTTGTATAATGACAAGTATTTCCCTGCAACACCAGGCACACCCGACCCGACCCCGAACCCTAACGCACTGACAGCGGACAAGGCGATTACAGACCCCGATTTCATACGCTTTGCGTCTTACGTTATGGGTACGTATGCCGACCGCCTGCAAAGCATTTCGACCGTGTTCAATGTTGGCGGCAAGGAAAGATTTACGCCGAAAGATATGTTACACGTTGTACTTTTGTCCGACTTTGCAAAGGCAGCGCAAACCTATCTTTATTCCGACACGTTTAACCGTGGCGATGTGCTTTTGCCGCAAGCCGAAACCGTACCTTTTTGGCAAGGCAGCGGAAAGAACTACGAGTTTGCCAACACGGGGCGTATCAATGTTAAGGAAAGCGGCGGCAAAGCCGTTGAAATTTCGGGCGTGTTGGGCGTAATGTTCGACCGTGATGCGTTGGGCGTTTGCAATCTTGACAGACGGGTAACAACGAACTACAACGCAAAAGCCGAGTTTTTCAACAACTATTACAAGTTTGATGCAGGGTATTTCAACGATACAAACGAAAACTTTGTAGTATTCTTTATTGAGTAACTCAATAGGTATTAGATTGTTTAACTTTGGCGGTGTGGGTGCAGGTGAAAGCGCACCGCACCGCCTTTTTTCTTTGCAGATATGACAACGATAAACTTTTATTCATACAACGGACACCCGAACACGGTAAACAAGCAGTTGGGCGACTTTACGGCGATTGGGGGCGATTTGCGGCAAACTTTCGATGTGTTGCGCCCGACCGTAACACTACGAAAGCAGCCCCGACCGACTTTCAATTATTGTTACATACCCGATTTGGGGCGTTATTATTTCGTGGAAAGGGTAAGTTTTGAGGGAAACAACGCCTACGAACTTACGTTGCGTGTGGATGTACTCAAAACCTACGAAAGCGAAATTTTGGCGGCAACGGGGCGTGTATCTGAAAGCGACAACCCCGACCCGTATATTTCAAACCGTGATACGGTGTACAAGCGCACCCCGAATTTTGAGAAAGTACCGTTTGCTGAAACGGGGTTACTCAATGAAAACGGGGGTATCATTATGGTAACTTTGAAAGGAACAACCGAAAATTAAAAGAGTATGGCAGTAATTGTAAATATACCTAACGCACACGATGATAACAGCCAGTGGAACGCAAGCGGCGGTTATTGGGATATAAACGTAAGAACGAATGACGGTTATTTGTTTGTAGGCGATATTACAGCCGCCTACACGGACACCAGCGGAACGCCGAAAAGCGTTGTTTTGGATATGAACGGCGCAAAGGTTTGGGCGTTTGGTGAGTTGTATGACACCGATGCAGACACGGAAATAACTATCACGGGAAACACCCGAAGCGAAAACGATTTGGAAGTTATAAACAACATACCGAACACGACCGCAACGGGAACAAAAGGCAGCGGTTATTTTGATGCGAGCATACAAGTAACGGCAAACGAGGGTTACAAGATAACGGCGGCGCAAGTGGAGTTTACGGACAGTTACGGCTACCCCGATACAAAGGACTTGACAATTTCGCCAGACGGTAAAATGGCAAGTTGGGAGTATGACGATGCCGACACGGGCGAGAGTTTCACGCTTACGGGTACTACAGCCAGCGAGGGAACGCCCGAACTAACCGTTACAAACGAAATAGCGGACACGACCGAACAACACACGTATGACGGACAAACGGCGACTTTTACGGTTAATGGTAGTTATCCAAGATACCGTTTTAAGCAACCGACCGTAAATTATACGGGTACGGACGGGCAACCGAAAACCGTACAAATGGAAGTTGAGGTTTTGGAACGTGGAAGCATAGCAACGGCAACCGTTACGGATATAGACCCGACAAAGCCCGTAACGATAACGGGGCAATACTTGTACGCTATAATGATAGAACCAAGTTTAAGTAATTGTTATGCAGACCCCGAAATACCCGAACATTTGTTTGAGGGCGACACGTTAAGCGTTGTTTTGAAAGCGAACCCGAACACGGCGTTTGATGATACGGACGAAATGAAAATACCCTTTTTTTCATACCAAGACGAACAAGGATATTATCAAAATAAACCGCTAACCGTTTCAGAGGATAAACAGACCGCAACGGGGCAAATTTTGTTAGGTGATTATCAAAGTATTGGAGTAGTTGCGGAAGCGTACCCCGTTACCGTTGTGGGCGAGCAGTACGGCGCAATAAACGTGTATTTGGTAACACTTGACGAGTTGGCAGAGTTTAGCGGCAAACGGTTTTTCAAGGAAACGGGAACAGACCCAGGCACGGGCGCACCGATTTACGAAAACATAGATTTGGGCGCATACGTGAACAAAATACGCCGTGTTTACACCAACATAGCGGCAAGCAGCACCGATGTAATACGATGCGGCAACTACAACACGGGCGTATCTTGCCACCAGCCAGCGCAAGACAAAATAACACTTGATTTCGGCACGGCGGTAGTACCAGCGCACAATGAGGACAACACCGACTACGAAAGCGAAATACAAATTTTCTTGCCGTTTGCAGGGTTTGTAAACCTTAACAACGCTTATGCAGGGAAAACGATAGCTTTGCAGTACGTTATAAACGTGGTGACGGGCAACGGTGTAGCCTTATTGAGTTGTAACGGGGTTGTGTTCCAAGTTGAGGAAACCGAACCAAGCAGCGAAATAATATACCTTTCACCAAGCACCCAAGTTAAAACCGTGGGCGGCGATGATTGGAACGAAATGTTATATTACGGGTTAGAACCTTACATTTACTGCAAGTGGTACGAGAGCGCAAGCAACGGGCGAAACAATGACAGACAAACGGGCATTTTGGGTGATTTCAGAGGGTTTAACGTGTTCGATGATGTTACACCCATACACACCGCCGAAATGCTGACAGAGGAACAAGAAATGATATACACGGCTTTGTCTGACGGCGTTTATATTGAGTAACTGCAAGGCAGGACAAAAAGAAAGGCGGCAACTTGATTGTTACCGCCTTTTCTTTTACTTGCTGATTGTTATTTGTCCTGCAATGTTTCAACGCCCGTTAAACCGATGTACAAGTTTGTGGGGTAACATTCGCAAAAGGTTTTGAAACGCCCGACCAACTTTTCAGCGGCGATAAAGTCATACGCTTGATTTTTGCAGGCGACTTCTTTTGCGAACTTGTTGCGTGTATCACGGTTAAACACGATTTGATTTTCCAAAACATCACACCCCGTTTGCAGGCTTTCGGCGATGCTTTCCAAACTTGTACGAATTTCGGGCGCATTTGTCGCCAAAAAGTCAACGTGTTTCTTAGTCTGCAATAACAATTCTTGCAATGCGTTCAACACTCTTTGATTTTGATAAAGTAAATCGGTTGTTTTCATTTTTATAAAGTATTTAATTGTTTAACACGCTGCAAAGTTAAGCATTTTATTTAACCTGCAAGCGGTTTGTGTTATTTTGTGTTAAATTATTCTTTTAACTTTGTTTAACAATGTGTTCCACGTGAAACATTTTATTTTGTGCATCGGTGTTGCAGTGTTCCACGTGAAACAATTTCACGGGC